CTCCTAATGCTGTAAAATTTTTCACTTCTTCAATGAATGATTGTTTTTCTTCACGAGTCATTGGTTTAGGTGCATCTTCTAAAATAGTCTCTAGGATGAATTTTAAATTTGGAGATTTCATATTATATAATCCTACATTTACCATCTTCACATAAAATTGATGTAATGATGTTATTTACTTTTTCATATTTGTTTGTATTTGTATTTACTGATTCATTCATTCTTGTAGGACGCATAAATGCCCCATGAGTTGATGGGTTAGAAACAAAATCCCAACATATTAGTTCAAAATCTTCTTGAACTTCAACAGCGCTTTCATTACGTAGTTCTTTAACCGATCCTAATCCGCGAGATGATATACCTAAAGTAATACCGGCTTTAAACAGTTCTTTAAGTATTTTTCCGGAAGGTGTATCTAATATCTGTACAGCACCTTTTAAATCATCCCCATCCCACCAAATTTTTAAAACGTTGTGCGACACGTTGTTTAGATTAACTATAGAAGATTCTGGATGATCTAATTCACCTAATGCTCTATGCTGATCAATATATTCTGTTTGATATCGTCTACATTCGCGTTCTAAAATATTTTTAGGATATATTCTTCCGTTTTGATTTTTTGCACCTGCTCGTTGTAAAACTCCTTGTACTACAAAACCACCTGGTATTCCATATGCAGCACCGTTAGATTCCGTTAAAGAACCAACCGGTTTAAATGGCATATATTCTACTATTAGTTGTTTTGACATATTATTCCCCTAATGATCTTATTTTTTCTGATATTTTTATCAATCGTTCTGATATTTTTGTTAATGCTTTCGTAGTAGAAGGTCCATATGACGTCGATGTTACTCCTGATTCTGTTTTTAATTTGGAATTATAATTTACCAATGTTTCAATTTCAGAAAGTTTTTTTGCAATTTCTTGTATTGTTTTTTTAACTTTAACAGACGGTTTAACATCTTCAGATTTAAAATTGCGATAATTTTCAACCAATTGTTCGTATTTTTGTTCTATTACATCTTCAACTTTAAGTTTTGATTTTCTAGTTTTTGCATCATGATCTTTTTTGTGTGCAGTGCCAGGTGAATTTGTAATATCTTTAGATGGATATTCCATATCTTTATTCCACCAAATATCATGATTAATAGCAAATGGAAATTTATCATTCTGAACTTCTTCATCAAATTCAACTGTTTGATATTCTCCAGGCTTATATGTTTTTGAAACTGATTTTGTAGATTCATTTACTCCAGAAGCATATCCAAGTTTTTTATTTTTCCATTGACCTGGTTTAGCAAATGCTGCAGGTGTATTAAATCCAGCAACTCCCCCGGTTGCTGAAATTTCATCTAACTCATCTTCATCACCTAGTTCATTATCTGGTGATATCATATCACTATCTTGTTCTAATTCAAAAAATTTATCTTCTATTTCTTTAAGAAATGACTTCATGAATGAATTCCTTTTAATTCGCTAACTAAGTCAAAATAACGTAGCAATGATAAAATATGAGATTCTTTAATTGTTTTCATTGTTTCTACATTGCATAACATTTCAGAAAGTTTTGATACTTTAATTTTAGTAGCAGGATCTGTTATATGTTTTGCCTGTGTAGCTAAATCTTTTTTAATAGTCGGAATAATTGTTTGAATATATTCTTTTAATGCTGCTGTATCATTTACATTTGTAATATATTTGTTTAACAAATGTTTTTGTGATTCGGATAATACGGAATATTTTTGATTAAACTTATCTACTAATAACTGATACGACAATAAACGCATATCTTTAGATTGTGATTCAAACGTTTCTAGTAATTCATCTTTTTTACTTTTACTAGTTTTTTGTTCAGTAATTAATCCGTGTGATATAATTGCTTCTTTACACTCCATTATTTGTTTTGGATTATCCGTTTCATGATATTCAAAAAGCATATTAATAGATGCTAAAACTTTGTAATTAGATATATGCATTTTAGCTAAGTCAGAAAACACAAACTTTTCAGAAATTTCTTTAACTAAATTATATCTTTGACGTCGTAATGTAGTTTGATTTAAGTTCGAATGAGTTGCTTTGACTGTACGAATATAATCTAATGCCTGAGCTTCGCTCTTAAAATGTTCTTTAACTAAAGTATTATACAGATGTAATTCTTTTGCTAATTCGGTATTTCTTCCAAAGTATTTTTTAATTATATCAATTGTAACTGATTTATTTGAAGATAATGTTTCTGACGTTAATTTTCTAACCAACATTTCAAATAGAATACCTGTGTTCTTGTATTTTGAATGTTTTAGTTTTTTCATGGGTTATACGTTGCCTTAATCTTTTTAATAAATATGTTTATAATCACAAAATGTTATTTTCATCTAGTATCGTACCTGCATCTTTATCTGATACGGAATTATCGGTTGATTTTAGTGATTCAGTAATTATTGATACTCCTTTATTTTTTTTAGATTTTAATTTTTTAACGAAGCTTTCAACTGCAATTGTCGTACCGGCTGCGTTTCTAAAATTAGGATCTGGCTGAAATGCATTTTTTTGATTTTCCGGATCGAATGCTTGTTTTAATTCTTTTCTACCGGATGGATCCCATCCAAATGCATTTTTATGTTGTCCGGATTTAATTCCTTCCGGTGGACGTCCGCCAGTATCCGTGTCTTCAACTTCTTTGCTTGACATATGCACGGTTGCTAAATCATGTGGTGTACCAAATGAAATTCCTGTAATTGCTGGATCATTACCTTCTTGTTCAATTTGATTCTGACGGAAACGAAGTTTAAGATCTTCGATAACATTAGTACGTTCTTGCAACCATTGTTCTTCTGACATATTAAAAATAAATTCATATATGTATTGATCAGAAACTAATTTAGAATCTTTCATTGCATTAGCTAATGTTATTTTTTCATTCATTAGCGCAACTTTTTGTTGATCATAGATAATCGATGGAGCTGTTAATTGCAATTCAAAGCCAACTAAATCTTCTCCTTCAAATCCTTGTGCATATAAATGTACAATAGCAATCTTAGTTAATTCAGAAACTACAATTTTTTGTATACGTTCAATTGTTCTAGCAAATCGAATATCCATTGATGCTAATGTAGTTTTACCTTCAACTGCTTCAGCATATCCTAGAAATGGCTTTGGAATTTTAAGTGCAGCCATCATTTTATCTTTGATATATTCAATATCATCCATACCGGTAAAAGTCATACCTGGCAATGTATCAATTTGAGTAGATGATTGTCCTCCCCGAACTGGTAAATAATAATCTTCCAACATGTTATTTAAGTTGAATCGTAAATTGTAATTACCAGTTTGTGGATCAACGTGTGGAATTTTTTTCATCTTGTTGATAATTTGTTCCATGAATGAGTCAACTTCATTTGGCGGAATATTACCGATATCAATTTTAAAAATACGTTTTTCTGGAGCACGCATAATACGATGAATTAACATTGCATCTTCCATCATCATTAATTTTTGAAATTCTTTACGAGCTCCTTCTAACATAGATCTACCGTACGGTAAAAAGTTAGAATCAGACAGCATACGAAAATGTGCTATTTCAAATGTATCATATGTCATTTGTTCTGAGGCGATATTTTTAAATTTAATTTCATATTCGCCAGTTGCTTCATTGTATTCTTCCCAACGTTCCATTTCGTAACTAGAAAATGGACGAGCATTAATAATTCCGTATTCTTCAGCAATATCCAATTTAAGGAAAAAGTCTCCATATTTAGCTAAATTACGAATCCATGCCCATAGATTAAATTCTATATTTAATACATCGTAAAATAAATTATAAAGAATTTTTTGTACGTTTGTTTTATTTGATTTGATTGTTAATATTTCTCCAAACTGATCTGCTAATGTAGATTCATCAGAATAAATATCTAATGCCGAATGTATAATCGGATCTTTATCCATCATTTCGTAATCTGCATAAAGTTGCATACGATTTTGATGCATATAATAGTTGGAATCATATCCACCCATTCCGCCTACACGATGTCTATTAGCACCATGTAATCGAGTATATCTGTCAGCTATTTTACTTTGACCTAAATTACCGGCACTTTGTAATCGATTTGTATCGACTATTTTTAGTTGATCTTTTCCGTATGCCCGAACAATTACATTGGTAGTAAATAGATTCTGTAAACGTTTTCTTAATGACGCCATATTTTCTTTTTATAATAAATATAACTATACGCAGATCTACATTGTTTTTTAACGTATCAACCAAGTTAAATCTTGATCGCCGTCACCTGGATTCCAGTTCCATCCAGTATCTCGTAACGTTGTTCTGCCGGTATAAATGGTAGGATTTGTTTTTTGAAATGATGATAATGCACGTTTATTTAAATCTATACCATGTTGGCGTAATTTTAATGCAGTATCACGTAACCACAATGTAATTGCAAATGACATAACTAAATCATCGTTATAGCCTTGTTGTGCTTGTGCTTTACCATTTAACCATACAAACACTAATAGTTCTTGTATTAGTCTCTTACTACGAATTAATGGAGTTTTTTCTCGCATATACATTTCTAATGCAGATATCATTAATGGTCTCGTACGAGATGATGTTGTAACTCCCGGAACCATTTGTGATTTATCTTTCATGTCATAACCTTTACGTAATTGCACATCTGCATCTACGTATCCGTCGTCTTTATATGTGTAATGTAAATTTGGA